TGCCCTGCGTCTAGAGTCTTTAAAATTGGAATTGCCATGATCAATAATAATATCGCCTTCACTACAAAATTGTAGTAACTCATTTAAGGTGTCCTCTACTGTTTCTGCTGGTACAACCATCATAAAAATGCCAGGAGACTTACTCTTCACCATTCCGCAGAGATTTTGGATGTCTATGGCGACACCATCAACCCCACCATTTTCAAAAAGTTCCTGTGCTTTTTCATAATTTCTACGGTATCCCCAAACTTCGATACCCTCTTTCATCATACGACGAGACATACCCTCGCCCATTCTACCAAGTCCGATAATTCCAACTCTCATTTTCTTTAACTCTGATTTTGTAATTCGTTTTCCCCGACAGATAAGCGATCTGGATCAATCAATTTAATTGCCTCTTCTAGTTCTTGAAAGTGTTGAATCTCATCATTCATAATTTCGCAGATTTTTTTATCGTCAGGGAAACGAGTCAAGTATTCTGCATATGTTAATGATGCATGAACTTCTATCTCATAGGAGAGATGGTAAGCAGAGCGAGGAGCCAACCAATAATAAACCACATTGATCCAATAGTAGGCAAGTACAAGATGTCTGGCAAAGAAGCGATCAATCCAATAAGCACTACCGCCCCTACTTTCCATATACTCCAGATGTTCTGTCTCGTTAAGAGTTTGAGCAAAATGTTCCTCCATCAGATAAATGTGCTCTGGGCCACGTAATCCTAGAGATTCTCTTAAATGCAAAACACTTAAAAAAGCAAAATATGGTGCTCTAGCTATTTCTTCTAGAACCCAAAATCTTTGAAAGTCTCTACCTTGATAGAGAAAATCAATAATTACTACAGTGAAATTTAAAACAACAGTGTTAATAGTGTTCATTGTCTTCTTCCTCCCATTCTGGTTCATAGAGTGGGCATGGTTCTTCAAATAAATGTTCCATTCTTAGTTGTTTAATCCTTTCTCTTAAGGATTTGTAAAACTCTCTTCTTTGATCAGAGTTCATTCTACATGAATTGTGCCGATCATACCTGCTCCTTTGTGTGGCCCACACCAGTAAGTGTAGTCACCAGATTCGGGAAATGCAACATCAAACTCTTCACCAGGCATCATTGCCAGGGTTTCATGACTTAACTCTGTATGATCTTCGACAATGACGTTATGAGGTGGGAGCATATTATTTACAAAATGCACCGATTCTCCTGCGCTAATTGTAACTTCAGCAGGATCAAACACCAAATTGCCACCAGATCCCATCTGCACATCTACAGCCCAAGCAGGTGCAGCAAGAAATAATGTAGCAAGAAGTCCAAATAGAAACTTCATATATGTTTATGCAACTACCCTATCTATATGTTATCTTGTCTATAAAATTGTTTTGTAACTAAATTTTATTTTGAGTTACTCACAATCCATCAATGCAGTGGCTAGTTCCCCACCAATCTCAGATCCTTGACTCTGCCCAAACATCGCTGCCCAACCAGCAGCAACCCAACCAACATAAGGAATGCTAGAAAGGAATGGAGCTGCTGCAGCGCCTACACTAGCTCCGACAATCCTTCCTGTTGATTGTCCTCCACCTGCCGCCTTGATGCACTCTTCTTTTTTTGCACTCAACTTTCCCACAGAATCATCCTGACTTTCCATTGTATATTCTTCATCAGTTACTACAGTAGTTTTTCCACCTATGCCAAATAATCCATTTTCTTTATCTACTGTTTTTTTCTTCCCAATCACTTTGGGATCATTAGAACTATACTCTATTTTGTATCCTTCCCGCCCTGCTTCTAACTTATATGTCGTGTAATCTCCTACTGGAAGATTTATTACTGGTATCTTAGGACGATTAATAAGATGTCCAATGACGCCAATATGAGCAACCCCAATCAATGTTCCTATTGTAAGAGCAGTCCACTTAAACATATATCATACCGCCGGTTTTACAGGTGGTTCTCCGTCCTTCGTCTGAATTATAAGAGGTGCTTGTTCTACACGAATTGTTTGTGCTGGTGCAGTCTGAGCAGCTGCAGCAATCAATCTCTCCATATCTGCTTTTGTTATACTTCCTGCACCATTAGCAGCACTACCACTCTTCTTAGTAGTCTGAACTCCAAAAGTAGCTAAAACCCCGGTGAAAACACTGGCGATAAAAGTCGGATCAAGATCCTGTTCAGGAAAGTTTAATGCTTTAGGCAAATCGACATATGCCAAAGTAAGAATTCCTCCACTCCAAACAAGGATGCCCAAACGTACAAAGGTAGATAAAATTGCTAACTGTTCTTCTTTATCTTCTGCTGCATCTTTTAGTTTACCGATAATACCTTTCTTTTTAAGATCCTTCTTAACTTCCTTATTGTCTCCGGATTCAGTTCCTGGCATAAGTAATGGATAAATCTTCTTTATTTAGAAATATATCCTTGCTCCATCAACCATTTTTTAGTAAGAGGTGTTGGTTTATAAACTTCCCACATTTTTTTAGGGCCTGCACAGACTTTAAGAGCATCTCTAGTCATGGTGTCAGAGAATGCAGCATACATTGCTTCTGATTCATATGGTGCTGCTGATGCTGGATAGGTTTTCTCTGCCCCATTAACAATCCAATCTGGAACTTTACCATCCTGCAGAATTACAGCTGTAAATGTATTGTCAATAGTTCCTGCCATACAATCTTGAGCAACATGCCAACCTTCATGACGAAGAACTTTAAGAGTCATTCTAGGATCAATAATATATTTTTCATTGAGAAACATATCGTTGCCCTTTACATAGTAAAGTCCCCGTGTGGCAAAGGCAAAATATTTGTTGTCTCCAATGTAAACGTTGACTCCTATTTGATTAAGACTAGTAAGAATATCAGTAAGTTCATCTTTATATTTTTCATATTGCTCACCAAGAGTCATCCATGTTTTAACCTGAATAACATCTTCAGTGCATTCGCGAAGCATCATACATCCCATAGAATCAAAAGTTTTCCATCGTTTGATTTTTGATTCATCAGCAATAGCAGGTGCAGTTAATGCTGCTGCAATCACCATCATAAAAAATTTTTTCATATTTAGAAAGGTAATACACCACCAGTTGTTTGTGGAAGAGCCTCAGGAAGTTCAGCGTCCAATGCAACAGGAAGAGCGTCTGTGATTGCTTCTCCAATTGCTTCAGTCATTCTTGACTTTACATTCGCAATAATATTATCCTTATTGAGATAGACATAACCTCCTCCTGCAATTATAGCAGAGGTTCCTACAAATGAAAGTAGTGCTAATACGTTAATTACTTTTTGCATAATATGCCTTGTAGTATTGTACTATGCCAGCCGTATGCATGTTACCTTGCGAAACCCAGTCGTTAGCACACTCATAGATGGACTGACTAGAGTATTTAGGGACGACACCATCCATTTGTCCTCCATATTTTGCAAGTAGAATTGTCAGTGCCTGTTGGCGCACTTTCATTTTGTGATCGTTGTAGCGCCAATCATCGATGGACATTTTCAGAACCGCCTTGAAAGTTTTCAGATCCTCCAATAGGATTTAGTTGCAAAGTTGTTTTGCCACTTCTGGTAGACATTTCATACATTTTTTGATGCATTCCATCATCTCCAGTAGACTTTTTGAACTCATCCACTGCAGTATATGGGGCATACAGTGGCCCTTGATAATTGCCAGCAAATTTTACTTCTTTGTCTTTCATGAAAGGATTAGGGAACCAAGGATCATCCTCTAGGTACGCAGGAGCAGGAATACCGACATAAGGAGGACTGTCCATTTCACTGCAGTCCACAACTTCTTCATCAATTGCACATTCAATGTCTGTATCATCCCAAAATGGAAGTTTCGTAGAATCCTCAGAGAAGAGGACTTGACTTAGTGTTTTTTTAATTTTATCAATCATTGCAAAACTAGTTTCTGATAGTAGTTATGTGAGTAAATTTCTCGTTTTCCTTTGATTCCCCAACCTAACCAATAATAGGCAGGAACCATATATTGTGAAATTGATTCACCTGATCCCTCAAACATTGGAAGATATTTTTGAAAAACAGGTTCATTAATCATATAACGAGTTTGACATTTAAAATTACTAGGATCGCAACCATACTTTTTAGCAAAGTTTCCTAATCCCAAGTAACGATTCTCTGATGTCCATTGAATGATTCCATAACCACCTCGGTGACAACGATCATAAGGAACTCTAGCACCTCCCTCACATATGTTTGCAATGAACTTACTTTCCTGTTTAATGTTTCCCAGGATAGTCGCAAGTGCATTCCTATCTACAATTTTAGTTTTTTCTTGTAATTCTTGTAAAATATACTTTTCTTCTGGAGTACAATCAGGACACTTCCAAGATGGAGATTTAAATTCTTGAACAGCAATTTCTACAGGAGGATCGATCTTTTGATTTTTTTCTTTGAAAAGAAAAGAAAAAAATGCACCAGTTGTCACTACTCCAATAAAAAAGAGATTCATAGTTTTCATATTGACAAAGTCATAATAGCATAAAAAAAGCGGTAAGTCAATACCGCTTTCTTATTTAGTTTTATCAAGAGGTTGATGCTGGCACCAGCATACCCCCATCCATATCATCGTCGTCGTTAATATCTTTTCCCAAGAATGATCCCACTATAAATCCTGCAAATAAAGACATTGCCAGGACTAGCATCACCATACTCCGGGGATAATTTGTCCTGTGACTGCGTATGCACCCATAGCGGCAATAACACCAATCATGGCTGCGAGTCCGTTAATTCTTTCTGCTGTTTCGTTCATGATTCTAAAGTAAGGTAAAATTTAGTTTGATCAGATGGTGAATTTTCATAAATGGAGGAATCACCATAGTCCCTATGATCTTTGTATCCAACCATTCTACCCTTTGTATTTTGTAGGGCAGGCATGAATACGATGTAAAAAAATACACCGGGTGCTCCGATGAATACAACGGAAACGATTACATAATAAGTAAGTAGTTCAAGCATCAATCAGAATCCGAAAGCACCAAAGAAAAATACACTACCACTAGTAGCATAAGAGATAATAGCAGCAACAAATCCAAGCATAGCAGTACGTCCATTCAGTTTCTCTGCTCGTTCCGCATATGACTCATAACCATAACGCTCAGCGTCAGATTTTGAGATGTACATTTTTGGTTCGCGAGCAAACAAATTCTGGCGTCCACCATCTTCTGTTGTAACAGTCATTAACTTTTCGTTATGAAACTTTACATATTATATAGTAAAAAAGGAACGCTGTCAAGCGTCCCCTGTAGTAATTATTACTTATTTTTTCTTTTCAAGACTGTCCAATCTTCGTAATAACTGCATATGCTCATTTTCCAAATCTTCAAGACGATACTGAAGTCTTTCTACAAGATCATAAACATTTTTACACTCTACGATGTTTTGTTCACCCCTATCAGTTTCCTGATAGAACCATTCTAACATTTTCTGTACTTTCTTTTTCACCAGTCGTCGTCTCCGAGATCTAAATTTTCTTGATGCTCTGCATTCTTTTTACAATATCCATGAACATCCATCTCCATCTTTTGATGAGCATCTAAATGAACACTCTCAATTAAGATAAGAATCCCAAGTAGAATAGCAGGGAATAACCATAGTTGCGATGAACAGCAGGCAATACACCAACGTCTCCACTTGGGATCACAATCTTTCATAGTAGATTAAACTTTGTCTATATTATATCAGAGAGAGTCAACAGCGGCAAGGGATTTCTGTCGAAGAGACTCAGGGAGAGGTACATAACCAAGAGAATCTGAAATACCTTGTGCTTCTTCACTCAGCATATAGCGAAGAGCAGGTTTGACTGCATCAGTCTTATGTCCGGGTTCAGCAAGAATCCAAGTCAAAGAAACGATAGGGAATGCGTTAGCACCAGCGGGATTAGCGTCGGTTCCACGCAGTTTGCTGTCCAGTTTGATCTGTGCCAGTCCAGCAGCAGAGGTTTCACCATTCGCTTTTACATAATTACCTGCTTTATTTTGAATAGCAGCTTGTTGGAACTTATCACCAACAACATAACCATAGTTCAGGTAACCGATAGCACCTTCGGTGTTCTTAATGATACCAGCAACACCAGAGTTGCCCTTGCCACCAACGGTGCCAGCAGCAGGCCACTTGACTGACTTACCGCGTCCTACTTTGACTGCCCAATAAGGCGAGAAAGCAGAAAGAGAGTTGGTGAAACCAGCTGTCGTACCCGAACCATCAGAGCGAACAGCGACAGTGATAGGATCATCACCACAACCGAAGTGCGCCCAGTTATCAATACGTCCATAGAAGACTTTAGTAAGTTCAACCTGAGAGAGTTTAAGATCACAACCAGGTTTGTTGTATGCAACAGCAATTGCACCACCAGTCATAGGAATCTGAACCATAGGACGGGAGATACCAGCAAGTTTACTATCAGATACTGCCTTATCAGAAGCACCAAAATCAGTAGTTCCCGCTTTGTACTGGCGGACACCAGCACCAGAACCAACTGCTTGATAGTTGACTTGATTTCCAGTTTTATCAGCAAAGTTCTGAAACCATGTCTGATAAATTGGGGCGGGGAAAGATGCCCCCGCAGCATTAAGAGCACCTGCTTGAGCAGCAGGGGCAGAAAGGGCAAGTGCGCCCAGAGCAAGTGCAGCGATTTTCATTTTTATATCCTCGTTTTAATTAGAGATCAGAACTTGTACTTTGTACCTAATTCAAACTTCCAATCACGAGTATCATCCTCCTCTTGAAAGATGTTTTCCCACTTACCATATGCACCAAAGTTTTTGGTGATCTTTACTTTGGTTCCTACTTCAAGAGCAGTAAAATTAGTGCTGTCTCCTTCCTCAGGAAGAGTTACACCAACACCGCCCTCCACATATGGAGAAAATCTACCAAGTTTTGTTTCATATCCTACTCTTGCTTGATGAACACCTTTTGAGTATTCTTCATCAGTTCCTTTGAACTCATGCTTGGACTCTACATATGGGCCTGCGATTGCGGGAGCGGAGAACGCCAAACCGAGCAGGGCAACTGCGAATGCTTTCATTTTAGAAATCTTGTTAAGTTTACAGGTTTGTCTGTTCAAGACTTGTAAATTATAACATCGTACTCAAATTTTTGATTTAAGATCAAGTTAAGTTAATTTAATCAAAAACAAACCGAGATATGTATTACAGCTTAATCTCAATTTAACCCTTTTAAAATCTCTTAAACACCGCAAGGCACAAAAAAAGGGTGCTCGTCAGCACCCCAACACATCTAGATGAATATTAATTAACTTATCAGAAGGTGTACTTCACACCCAGTTTACCACCAACGCTAAGATCATCGAGTTCAAACTCATCAGTGGCAGTGACAGCAGACAGTTCACCATAGACTCCAACCGCATCACTAACTGGGAAATCAACACCTACCTTACCTGAGAAACGTGTTTCATTCTCAACACCATCAACAGCAAGGATTGCAGGGCCTCCTTGAACATATACACCAGCGGAACCAACTTCGCCTTCATAACCTACATGGATGTCTGTAAGAGCTCCTACATAATCATCACCCGCCCATGAGGCATTGGTTTCTACATTGACGTAGGGGCCTGCAAGGGCAGCACCTGCAGAAGTGAACAGAGCAGCAGTTGCTGCGAATACAGATTTGAACATTTTTTTGTGTACCTTTATTTACTTGCGGAATGAATACCCGCAGATGGAAAGAACCTCGACATGGTTCTGTGTAATTATACCTAGTGCAAAGCAAAAGGTTAAGTATTTATGATAACAGTTTCTTCAGATTCTGTCAACTTGTTGGGGTTTCCGAACTTTTTGCAGCAGAGTTTTCTGTGATTCTACCCAGATATGGATCATAATCCATTTGTTCTTTGATACTCATATTAGATCCGTTTGTGATCCAATAGTTAGATTGTGCTTTATAGTTACCTATATGGTATGCATCAACATGCTCTGGATGGATACTAGAACCAAGTTCTGTGCGGTAAAGAAGTAGTGGGATCGAATATGTATTACCAGAATTATAGATTAAATCATCTGCAACAGGACGTGGTTTTACTCCGTTATCTAATTTGTATTTGTCTCCACGCACATGAAAGTCTATCAATTTTTGTGCATGGCGTCTAGTAATCATATAGCAAGCGGTAGAAAAGTCATTAACAAACCTCTTATGAATCTTAACATGAATATCTCCAGTACAAATAATTGCAAGTTGAATTACATCATAGTCATACGGAGCATATGCAATAAAATCATCCCAAACAAAATTCCAACACTGAACTGTTTCAAGACTACAATCATCTTCCATAATGATCGCATAAGGACTATCAGATGTATCTAACCAGTGTTTAAGTGCTTTAAGATGAGAAGTGGTACAACCAATCTCACCGGATGACATTTGATTTGGATATTTACCTTTGAGAATATGGCCAAGATCATCATCTCTGCCATCATAAGCAGAAATGCGTTCATAGTTTTTAACTCCCCAATACTCAAATTGATCTTCCATAAACTGACGCCTTTCTGGTTGATCATCCAAGTTTAGATAATAAACAGGGCCAAAGTTACGAAGTTTATGTTTTGATTTGTTTTTTTCAGCTTTAGCAAAAGTCATTAGATATCTACTTTAAATACTTCCTCATCAGGTTCTCCAAACTTCACTCTATCATAGTATTGATCATATAGAGTATCTTTAACACGATTTAGGATAATTTCGTTATCATTAATATACACAGTATATCCTTCATCAAGCAATGCTCTACAGAGTTTAAACTGCTGACTTTCTGTGAGAATATCTGTTCCTCTCTTATAAGAAACATAATCAAAATAGAAAGGGAGACTCTTATGATTCTTACAAATCATATAATCAAGAAGAAACTTACTGTGTGCTTCATTAAAATTATCAGTCGTGGCACCTAAATTGTATTCAACTCCAAGACTCTTGGCATAAGCAGCAAAAGCACGATTATCTCTAGGCAAACAAGGGCCACCAAAACCATAACCAAACTTCAGATACTTTTTACCAATTCGACTGTCAGCACCAATGGCATCAAGAACAATATCAATCTCATCCTCCATACCGTCTAGAGTAAGTACCTGTCCCATCATGTTGGCATAACTAATCTTCGTAGTGAGGAAGCAGTTAGTGGCGATTTTAACCACCTCAGAGGCGGTTCTAGACATCAAACTAATCTGAGGTTTCGTAACTTGAATTTTATGATACAAGACAGACAATTTATCAAATGTTTTACCCCACTTGCCGCCAATGAGAACCATATCAGCGTTCTGAAGATCTTTGACAATAGATCCTTGAGCGATGAACTCTGGATTATAGAATGTTTCCCATCCTATTTCATCTAGTCTTTCTTGGAACATCTCACAATCACCAGGATTAGTGGTGCATCCAACGATGAAAGACTTATCTTTTACACCAGACTTGATGATATCATCAACAACTCTCCACACAGCACTGACATCATAGTCACCACTAGGTAAAGACGGAGTTGCAACAAGAGTGTAAATGATATCACATTCTTCGATTACTTTTTGATTACTAGTTGTAGCTGAAAAATTATTAGATCGACTCAGCAAATCTTGAACATCAGGTTCATTAGTCTTGATCTTCTTCTCCATAAGATCCGCAACGTAATCTTCGCGAATATCAGAAACTAATACATTATATCCTGCTTGTTCACAAAGAAGTGCGAAGCAAATTCCAAGTCGCCCCGCACCAATTACACCAATTTTCATAGTTTGAATGTAGGAATAGAGATCATTTTATGCTTGTTCTG